TCCATATTCCGTAGGGACCTGAATTCCGAAATCAGTTAAGATTTTTACGCATTCAATGTCCGTGAAGCCGTATGACGAATTTTCCCCTAAAGGTATGTACCTAGCACATCTTCCAATAGGGGTCGCCTGTTTGAGTAGGACCCGAGTAAGATCACCCGGGACCGAATCAGGATACATGCGACTTATTTCTGGCCAGCCGAAGCCTGGCCGCGAAAAAGCAAGTCAACCAATGTAGCTGTAAAAGGGAAAAGAGCATTATGGGGATAACCCACCTGTGTCCCTTTATAATGGAAGCCAACACAAACACCATCTTCGGTGATAACCGGCGAACCGGAATCCCCGCTTTCAGTGGTTGAGTTGTGTTCCATACCACGCGAAGAGATAGATAAAATCTCCCCATCGTAAGTTTTAAAGTCACCAGTTGCCCCGACAAATCGGGGTACAAAAATGAACTTTCCAACCTCAGCTATACCAGGACGATAACTCCCGAATCCTTGAGCAAGTTTCCCTAATTTAGTCTTTTCGACTCTAAAGAAACCATCATCGGAATCCATCATCTTAGTGTATTGAATATCCGCAGCCTGAACAACTACAGATTCTTTCTTTTGAGGATTGGTAAACCTAATCTGGGGATAATTAAGTGTTGAGTGCATAGCACCCATAACATAATTACCAACTCCGGCACAGTTTGAAACTTTCTCCCAGCTACCATCACCTTTGGCTATTTCAACAACCAAATGTTTGGAGGCGTTTATGGTGTTGGGTTGAGACTTCGATGCAAGCATCTTACTCTCTTTACCTTCACCTTTCGCCCGAACTATTGGTGTCTTAACAACCTTCACTCGAGGTGTTTGGGGTAATGTTTTTGGTTTTGTAACGATTGGTTCGAGGATAGTACGCTTCTCATCAGCATTGCGATCCACAAAACTTGCATAATCCTTGCTTCGTTGCTGTATCTTGTTGCGGGACCTTTCTTCATCAGTAATAAGGTCATCTCCCGCTCCATTTGTCCTATCATAAAGATCATCTTCCATGTCCTTTTCATCGGCCCATGAAAAACCATCATCATACAAGGAATGATACTCCTCGTATGCGGCAATATCCTCTGCATGTCGTTGTTTCAGATCAAAGATCGAATCAAAGAAACGCTCCTCTCGGTCTTTCAACCAATCAGTAGAGTAAAAACCAGATCTAATAGGTTTTGTTTCTTTAGCCTCGCCTAATGGCAGACGAGAACCAGAACTCTTTGGCGCCAGATCGGCAACCAAGGTTTCTCTGGATTTCTTTTGAGAACTTTTTCCCCGCCTGGGGTTTGTAGACCTCAGGCTGCGGGGACGATCATCTTCATGACCATCCTTCGCTCCATCCTTAGATGCTTTGCTCTTATAGTGGTAGAGATAATAAGCACCCAAACAGGCTGCTCCGGCAAACAAGACTAACGCAAAATAATTCAACGCTTCGGTACGAGCCCGATTGCGAATTGAATTTTCATGCAAAATCAAGAGACCGAAATCAGTTTCAGTTAGAGTGAGACCAGTTGCCACTTCCTTAGCAAAGATTTCATCTATAGGAGTATATTTTCCCCAGCATTCAGATTCTTTAGCAGACTGTACATTACGTGCACGCTGCCATTCTTTATAACGAGGGTCAGACATTATAAGAAATTCTTTATCAGCATCATTCATCTTCCTGTGACCAGCAACAATACGAGTCATAGCCTTTCGTAGTCCTTTTAAGGGCAAGAAATCAGGCAAAATTTCGACTGTGCGGATAGCAGTTTTAAGAACAAAGTTGATTAAAAAATCTATAACTACTGTTGAATTATCAATAAAATCTCGTATAAAGGTAGCAGTGCGCATGAAACTAGATACGTCTTTCAAAAGTTTCATAGCACTGGAGGCGCCCATAACGGCTCCCACAGCACCGCTAAAGAAAGCCAAACTAGCCAAAGTATCGAAGACAACATCAAAGAAAGGCTGATTATTTCCTTTGTTTTTTGATTCCTTCGAACTCCTGCTAGAAAGACCTTCATTGTAACGATGCGAGGCCCACCGTTTAATGGGTTCCCGTAAGAAATACCAAGCAGTGACCAAACCTAGGACAACCCCAGGTATGGCCAACCATTTCTTGTTGTTTTTAGCTTGCTCTAAATATGATCGTAAAAGGTTTTTAGTCCTAACCAAGGAGATGCGAAGGCCAGCATAGAACGCCCAAAGGGTCCCCTGCAAACCAACCATAAACCATAACGAAAAATACGAAGAGAGCCACAAACCCCAACAAATGGGCAGAGCAAACATAGCAACAGTAAATGCTAAGGGAGTTGCCCAAGTGAGAA